AGTCTTTTATGATGATTTTATCGGGGCTGATGTAGTAATTCCCGCAAGCGGTTCAGTGGAGTCAGGTTGTAAGTGGTCTAAAAAGATTGTAGGTGCAGCACCTCCGACAGTAGCAAAAACTGCTGATGGTGTTAATGGAATGGTATTAAATTCCTTAACAAGTGCTGACCAAAAACAGGACGCAGCTTTACACATGAATGATGAATTAATGTTTAGTATAGCTCAAGGTGCAATTTTTGAAACCAGATTAGCATTAACAACTTTACCGACTCTAAATGGAGTAGCTTCCTTTGGTTTGTGGGGTGCATGGGCTGATGGTGGAAGTGCTTATCGAGTAGGGTTTGAAGTACCTGCTGGCGGTGTGGTAACTTGCGAGTCTGATGATAATTCAACCGATACTGCTGCAGCTTCTTCTACAACTTTGGTAGCTGGAGTATATCATATATTTAGAATTGACTGCACTACCCAGTCAGATATTAAATTCTATATTGACGGTGCAAGAGTATGCAGTTCGACCACTTTTGCTAATGCAGCTTCGGCAGCTAATAGCAAATGCCAACCTCATCTTGGATTATATAAGGCAAGTGGAGCTGGACTTGGCGTAATGTCAATTGACTATGTAAGGATATTCCAGAACAGAAGCTAAAAGAATTAATAGGGGGCGGGGAAACCTGCTCCCTTATTTTAAGGAGGGGAAAATGTTAATAGAAATATTTATAAGAGAGAATGAAGATTATCAACTAAATAATATGTCAATGGGTGGCATAAAAAAAACAGGGTGTATGTCTTTAAAAAACAACTGGGTGAATGATAAGCGTGATAAAAATATACGAGAGGAATTAAAAAATTTAGACAGATTAATTAAAAAACTTCCATTGCCTATTCCAGAAAAATATTTATCAATATATGGTGGAAGAGTAAAATATATAGAAGATTATTTAGAACAAAAAGGTTTTCTAAGTAAAGGTGATGGAATTAAAATAACAGAGAAATAAGTGAGGTGATGTAAATGATAGTATCTCTTGAAAATATATTAAATTATTTGAATGTAGATATCGGTTATTTTACCGTCAATGCTTCTCACGATGTATTACTATTAGCTTATGATGGCGGCAGTGCCACGAGTGTAGAAGTAGATGACGGCACGTATAATGGGACTGAACTTGCCTTAGAATTACAAGGTAAAATAGATACTGCATTTACAATATCATCTACAGTCACTTACTCAACTACTACAAAGAAATTTACGATAGACGTGGGTGCGGGAAAAACTATAGCATATACTCATACAGGTAGCGATGCAGGGCTATTATTTGGCTTTAATGCTGACCACGCAGCAGCCCAAACTATAACATCGGATATAGCAGCCAGTGATCCTTCGGAGATTATATCAGTTATTCATAATTCGGTTGAGGATTGGGTAGAGAATTATTGTGATAGAAAATTTGAGGCGGCTCTATATGTGAAAGAACGACACGATGGCAATGGACAACCAATAATATATTTTGAACAATATCCGGTTATTACGGTAAATCTTGACGACCTTGTTTGGGATAGTTCGGCAAAAACAGTAACAAGGGCTGATGGCGGTAGCTTTGTAGATGATGGCTTTGTAGCAGCCGATAAAGTATTAGTGCAAAATAGCGATAATAACAGCGGACTGCTTACCATCGATACTGGCGGGGTGGCTGCTTTAACTTTAACCTTTACCGATAGTATCACATCTGATACAGACGATGACGATGTTATATTATCACACTTTAGAGAGCTTTGGGTTGGCAGTAGTGAAATTGATGAGGATAGTTATGAAGTGTTTAGCGACCATATATATTATTATGGCAAGTTTAGCGAGGGTCACGGCAACGTTAGAATGACATATTATGCAGGGTATAGCTCCGATAATATGCCTTCTGACCTAAAGCTGGCAATAAAAATTATAGTTAAATATATGTATGGAAAAAGGCAGGAGGAAATATTCGGGGTAAAGAATTATAAAGTAGGGGATATAAGTATAACTTTAGATGTTGGGGATATACCGAAGGAAGCAGAAGCTATTTTAGATAAGTATGTTAAGAGGGAGATTGTATGATAGGCAAAAAAACAACTCTTGAATTGAGGCGTAAAACTGAAACAAGCGATGGCATGGGGGGATTTACTATAACGTGGGCTGGCTTGCGAAACATCACCGATGTATTATCTACCATTCGGGGTGATGAAAGATTAAGTGCTGACAAAATGACGGTTATTGCCTCGCATTACTTTTATATCGATTATCCTATAGGCGAAACAATAACCGAAGCTGATATATTTGTTAAAGGAACAACTACATATAAGATTATCTATATTAATAATATGGGGCATACACAGGGGAAACGATTAAGAATAACGTTAAAAGAGGAAGTATAAAATGAAAAATGTATTATGGTACGGAGTTAAAGTTGTTCAAAAAATAAATAAGGAAAATAAAAAGATAATATTGAAAGCTTGTCTAATGGTGGAACGTGACGCTAAAAAAAGTATTGGGCTTGTTCCTTCACCATCTCCACCAGGACACGCACCCGCTGCACCGACTGGGCGGTTAAGAAGCTCTATTACACATGAGGTGGAAGGCACGACTGGCAGAGTTGGCACAAATGTGGAATATGCTCGTAGAGTAGAATTAGGTTTTGTAGGAGCAGATTCATTAGGAAGGGTTTATAATCAGTCACCACGACCTTATTTGCGACCTGCTTTACATAAGAACGAAAAAGCTATAAGGCAAATGTTTAAGAAGATTATATAAGGGGGATATCATGAAAGATATTTATAAAAAAATGTGGGGAAAATTTAAAGAGAAATATGGAAATGAATATATTATATTTGAGGGTGGAGATTCAGTAGAAGATACTATGAATGAATTTGAAAAAGAATATTTAGAAGAATTAAAAGAATATAACGAATATATTAAAACATTTAAAGCTGGTTATGGTTTAAAACCTACGACATCGAGACCAAAACCCAAACCAAGACCAAAACCATATAAGTAATAAATTTAAGGAGTTTATATGCAAGTATTATTTACTGGATTATATTCAAAGTTTTCTAATAACGCAGCACTCAAAGCGGCAGTATCGGGAATGTATCTAAACGAAGCACCGCAGGGGACGGCATATCCTTATATAACATATCACAAAATTAGCGGGGTAGCTGATTACACATATACCGAAGACATGGAAAACGTGATAATACAGTTTTCTATATTTGATAATAACAACAGCTCGACAACGATTAATGATATATACACGAAGCTGACGGCTCTATATGACTGGTGTTCATTAACCGTAGTGGGTTGGGATTCAATATATATGCGAAGGGAATTAGATAATTTAACGAGAGATAATGGTGTTTGGAATTATTTCATACAGTATCGATTAGAGATACAAAAATAAAAAAAGAAAGAGGTGATTAATTATGGCGGAACAAGCTGGCAAAAACGGAAGCGTTACTTTTACAGGATTGACAGCAGGTGTTAAAGGTTGGAATTTAGATGGTGCAGCTGATATGTTAGAAACTACTGATTATGGTGATAGTGGGCACAAAACTTTTACAGGTGGTTTAGATGGCTGGACAGCAAGTTGTGAACTTAACTGGGATGCAGTTAATACGGTATCGGAAGGTGATAGTGCAACGCTAACTTTATATATCGGAGCAGGCGGCACAGCTCCAAAATATGAAGGGACAGCTCTTGTGGCAAGTATTAGTATTAGCAGTGTCGTTGATGGTTTAGTGACTGCAACAGTTAATTTTCAAGGTACTGGTGCGTATACTTATACTGCTTCCTAATAAAGCGATTAATTGATTATGATTAGAGGTGATGTAAATGACTGAAAAAGCTGGAAAATTAGGTGCTATATACGCTACCTATAGTGATGGTATAGATGTAGCCAATGAAGAAGTGGCTCTTACTGCTGGTGTAGGATCATTAGCTAATACGAATGTTTTGGTAAGTGCAGTTCTTAAAACTAATGGCGGAGATCCGATAACAAAAGCATATTATTGCACGGTAAAAGGGTCATTGGTAGTCGCTGATGGCGGGACTGACACGGTATATGTAACCTATAAATATTGGAATGAGGGCGTGTATGCTCATAAAGACGCTATTGAATGGACAGCTACGACTGATAAATCTGTGGGTGATAGGGTATTACCCACTACTCCAAATGATTATTATTATGAAGTGGCAGCAGGTGGAGCGGGTACTACAAGTGAT